AGATTACCGGAAAGGTTATTCAATACTTTTTCGGTTTGTTTGAGTTTGGCAGCATATTCCTCTTCGGCAGCCTGGCTTTTCTTTACTTGGTCGCCGGTACGTTTTATTTTAGTTTGAAGGTCATCCCATGCCTTTCCGGAATTAGTACCCTCGGCAGTCATTTTTTTACTTTCATCAGTAAGTTCAGAAAGCGAAGTTTCATACTTCTTGGTTTTGGCGATCATATCTTCAATACCCTTACCATAGTCGGATGATTCCAGATAAACCCTTATTCCACGCTTTAAATCGTTTGCCATTTTGTATCGGTTTTAATTGTATGACACAAATTTAGACTGCAACAGAACGGGATAAAAGGACATAAAAAAAAGCCCACCGAATGGCGAGCTTTAAACGTTAATATAACGGGAATTCCCGTTATTTAATTTTCAAATGGTATTTCTATTTCTCTGTTTGCCTTCCTCCAATCTTCAATCGACATTCTACGGGTAACGTTTAGTTTGCGCTCAATGTCTTTTAAAATTGTATCAGCATTTTTAAAATTCTCTTTTGCTTTATCGCGAGCATCAAGATAGGCATTGGTAGCATCGCGCTGAGCAGCCAGAAAAACACGGGGTTCGGCAAAATGATTATACAATGCCTGGTAACATTCAATTCTAAACTTTGCCACCGCTTCCTGAGCTTCCGGCTTTACATTTTTCGGATTAATGGTAAATAGCCATCCGAAGATGAATTCGTAAGGTAAACATACCATTTCATACTGTTTTCCATCGGTTCCAGTTGCCGTGCTCAGCACGGTAACTGAACTCAAAAACTCGTCGTCTTTTAACTTTCTTCTTTGAGCATCTTCATCAATTCCCAAAGCCTCACAAATAGGCTTAATTGGAATCAATTTTTCGGAGTCGTCAGTAGTGATAATTACTACATTGTTGATTGTTGCAATTTCATTCATTTTCGTAAATTTTAATTGTTGTTTTTATAGATTAGCATAGTGAACAGTGCAAATATAGTATAACCAATTGTTAATCAGATAGTTATATAAAACTTATAACAATATTTAGCTTATTGTCCTATATTGCCGGGCGCATAATTCGGAGATGTTTATATTTTGTAGTTTCTTCCGCCTGCAATTCACAAGCAGCTTCAGCTATCGGTTTCATAGTATCATTAAACTCTGTAGGACTATAGCCGGTTACATTAACCGGAAGAACTCCTGTTAGGTTATGAATCTTCTTTAAGATGGATATACCAACTTTAGCATTGGGTACTGATATTTCAAAATGTAAGTTCATAATCTTATCCCTCCCTTAAAATCAATAGTTAGACTAAAGGTATCTCCAAGAAATGTAACCGAATCACAATCAGTCTGATTAAACTTTCCTTTTAAAATAAGATTTTCGCGTTTACGAATTTCTTTACGAGCCTCAGTTACAAATGTATTTAGCAACTGTAGCGCAGTTTCGGAACTGGATGTTTTGGTAAATTCTACCGGTGGAGTATGTACCGGTTTTGCAGGACGTAGCCTGCGGATGGATGTTGTGTTCATAATTGTATCTTTTTAAATAATTATATACATTGCTTTAATAATACGGTGCAAATATAAAGCTATAACTTTAATTGCACAATACTTCAATTAAATGTTTAACTTTAATTAACTGTACATTTATAAAGCAATAGCTTTAATTGTATATCTTTGCTGAAAATATTACAATTATGGCTTTAAATATCAAAAAGGTTATTTCAGATAGAGGATTGACAAGCAAGGAAGTTGCTGAAAGAATGGGTATAAGTACAGTTGGATTAAGTCAACATATAAATGGAAACCCAACAGTAGAAGTATTAAATAGAATATCAATTGCAATAGGGTGTGAAATTGATGATTTATTTGACAAAAAGAATACAATTAAGTGTCCACATTGTGGTAATAATCTTAATATAAAGATAGAATAAACAAGAAACGCCAGACTGATTAAAGTCTGGCGTTTCTTATAATATTGAATTGAATTATGAAAAAATTACCAATTATCTGTTTTTGTAGGTTGTTTATTCATTGATTGTTTCAAACTTACTATCAGTAATTCGATAGAATCTTTAGCCTGTTGTTTTATTCCATTCCAATTTTTCATACCCATTGACATCATTCCTCCTCCCGGTTTTTCTTTCTTTAAATCACCAGGAGTTATAATTGTAGATCTAGGAGCAACGTTGTAATCCGTACTATGCCAAAGATTACTAAATAGATATTTATACTTACCATCTTTCACATTAATTGTCAATGTATAAGTAACAACTCCACAAGGACTCTTCACCATAAACGTTGTTCTAACATCAGTCATAGCTTTAACGATAATTGTTCCTGATTGCTTATCATCCATTTGTATAACATCCTTTGCAGATACAAAAGTTGTAGCAACCCATTGCCTAGCTCTAATATATAATTCACTAGAACTAACAGAATCTACCTTAATAATATCTTTAAATGAAATTTCACCTGTCACTGAGTCAACAGGTAATACAACATTTTGTGAGAATAAATTACTTACAGAGAATACAGCCATTACAACTAATAATAAAACTTTTTTCATAAGATTAAATTTTTAAGATGTTTATATAAAATATTGAATTACAAAGATAATAAAAAAAACGCCCTACTTTCACAAGCGGGGCGTTCTATCAATTAACCTTAAATCTAATACTATGAAGTCAAAAAAAAAATTTTAAACATGTCGGGCAGTCGATGTTATTTTATTATTGTATCGTTTGGCCAAGTTTGAGTTTAAATTATTAGAATTAGACACCTGTATGCATCTACCGGGATCTATTAAACAATAAGCAGCCGGTTGAAACTGCATGGCGATATCAACACTCTTTATCATGTGTTGCTCATTAGTGCTATAAACTACAGGAGTAGCTTTAGGACTTACCATGGTGAAATTTACAGGCATAACATCAGCGTGAAGCTGAGTAACCGTGCAAGTTGGTAATTGGTCCGACTGGTGATAACTCACCGCACCGGCATTTACCGCAAACATTGCAATAAGTGCAATGCAAATTAGAATTACTTTTTTCATGTTTAAAAATTTTGAATTAATAATAAACTATTTGTTTGAGATTGCAAATTTTGAAAATATTTTATTGAAAAAAAAGGACAACTTTCCGAGTGGTGTAAACTTCCAGGCTAACTGCAGTACAATCGTAATAACAACTCCTGATAGCATCCACTTCCACCAATTACTAACCGGCGTTTCTTTGCTTTCGGTATTAGCTTTTTGAGATAATTTTGTGTTCAATAAACTATCATAAGCTTGCTTTAAATGCTTATTCTCTTCAACTTGAAGATTAAACTTACTAGTCAAATCTTCAATAATTTTCATGTCTTTATTCGAAATTTCAGTGGTAGTGTTGACAGTTTCTTCAGCTACCGGCGGTTTTCCGGTACCAGGAACAATCGGTTTCGAAGTATCATATTTTGTATTTTTGGTTTCAGATTCTTTGGACTTGTTTTCAGTGCTTTGAGTTGATTTTGAAGTTGCTGTTTCGCCTGAAGCTTCAGTTTTTACACTACTCGTTTCGTCCGTTTTTTTATTCACATCAGTATTGGAAGCAATAGAAGTATCTAACTTCGATTTCTCCACCTTTTTACTCCCGGCACATCCGGTAAATACCAATATCACTAATACAATGATAAACTCCACATATAGGCTGTAGAATGTCTTTAAATATGTTTTCATAAGTATCTGCTTACTTTATAAATTTGACTTTTTGATCTTCTTTTTCTATAACATCCTTCACCTTCGCGCGCACCTTGTGAGTTGGTATTACCTTCCACGGTAATCGCGTTGGAACTGTCTTCTTTCCACTCATCAATGAAAAATGTGTGGGCAATCCGGCCTTTATCAGCAAAATAAATACCCCCAACATCTGCCGTTTTCGGTGACAAGTTATGTTTTCCACCACGAGAATAAATCACATACTTTGGAGTGAACCAATTTGGCGAATATCCGCTTATAATAGCTTTTACTCCGGCTTTTTTGAAAGTCCAACAGACAAACGCAGCGCACCAGGGTTGACCCCTTTTTAACCCGCACGAAGCCAGGTATTCTTCCACTCGCTGTCCATCATTATGACCTGTCAGTTCTTTTGTGCCAATTTCAGCCGTGTAAATCTTCTGTACTTCTATTAGCTTATTATTTTGGCTAAACAAACTAAAACTAAAACAATAAATAAAAAAGAGGTATAAACAAGTCTTATTCGTTCCCATGATGTGATTGCATTAAAATCTGATTTCATTTTTGTTTTTAGATAATTGCTAAACGTGCCGAACACGATATTAAAATAAATCCACGTTATTGCCGAAAAACTAAACAGCATAATCATTGGAAAAATAATAAATTGAAATTTCCCGGCATCAAATACGGCTGCCGTGGGATCAAACCACCTGAGGACTGGAATACTTAGAATAAATAGCAGAATTGCTGCCGGAATAGTGAGTAAAGCATGATGTTTCTTGAAAAACACTCTGATTATATTCCAAATCAGAATGCAAAAGTTTAAAAATGTTTTCATAAATAATTATTTTATTGTTGTTATTAGTTTTGTAGCGTCATTAAAATAATCGTGACCACCACGAAATGCCATTATTACTACTAAGCTTATAAGAACCAAAATCAACTTCAATAGCTTTGGATTTTCGGCCAACGACAATATCGGTTTTATCAGGTTGAAATTTTTCTGAACGTCTGTTTTGCACAGGCGACAGTCATTATCAACAGACGTTTTTATTTCAGTTATGGCTTTCAGAACCTGATCGTGCCACTCACGGTCTTCTTTTCTTGTTTTATCAAAATAAGAATCTAATCCAATCGATAACTGACGAATAGATGTCGGAATAGTACCTTGCTCATCGCCAAGGATGTTTTTTGTCGTTTTTTCGAATTCGTCGCCCATGGTTGACAATTTAATGTGGTTATTTTTAAAACACCTGATAAAATAAAAACGCAGCACTTTCGCCTATCAATTCGCCACTAATTCCAAGCACTGAAATTTTGCTCCTAAAGAAATTCTTAGGAGGTATTACTCCATAATCAGCAGCTATGCCAAATGAACTTATTTTCGAACGTACCCTATTAACGGGTGGAATTATGCCCATATCAAGTGATATGCCAACTGTGCTTAGATTCAACATATTATTGGTCGTATTCTTGATTATAGACTCCGTTCAAAACTACTCTTAAATAGCTTAACACAGGTATTTTATAGTAATAATTGGTTGTATCGGATGCTAAGGTTACAAATTCTTGATCTGCATTTGTAACCGCCCAACTTTGATAATAAGCTATTTTATCGTTTGTAACCTCACTAAATAGTACAGGCTTATCAATGTTTACCCCAATTTTGTGAAATAACATCTGGACATTTCCCATTAATGGACAGGAGAATTTGGGGAACGTAGCTGATGGTGTCGTTGCATTATCATAAGGAATTATTTCAACAGATTCCAATGGGGATGCCAATATCTTACGAACAATAGTTCCCGAATCAACATTGAGCAATGAAAAATCAAGAACTATTGCATCGGTTTTGAAAAAATAGTCAGGTAAATATTGATTTCCGTTATAAATCACAGCGGAATAAATATCTCGATTTGCATTACATACCTTGTAAATGGAATTCGCTTCAAGTGCATCCGATGGTGTTAATGCAGTTGCTCCAACTAAATTTTGATATTTACCAAAAATATAGCCGAAAGCACTCCCATCATTCGACATAAGATTCATGCCATTGAATTTGATTCCATTTGGAATTGCTATGGTTGTATTACCTTTCAGTCTATTCCATATTTGCGAACTTGCTGTATTAAAGTCAATTGTTTGGTCTGAATTTACACGAACTAATGTTCCGGAATCTGTAGTGTCACTTCCATCAGAATTTACATTAATAGGAGAATCCCACATAGTTGAAGTTAATGCAGTAGCCGGTTTAGAAAATCCAACCCACCCACCCAAATCGGATGCGTATAAGGCTTCATTAGATGAACTTGGATTCAACGAATAATCAGTGATGTTTCCGTTTATATCATATCCATTGAATATATTTGCAGAGGTACCACCATTTCTAACTTCTTTTACAATCTTACAGGTCTCATTTCCAAATGAATCTTTTACAAATATTTGATTTACATTTGAGCTGCTCATACCAGCAGACAAATAAGCATTCCTTAATAATTGTATATTTGCTTTACTGTCATTAGTCCATGTAGGTTGAGTTAAACTAACTCCATTATACTTGAAAATTGTTGATGAAGAAAATAAGAAATATGTAAATTGACATGGTATATTTGCTACATCAAATGTTTTATAAACAATAGAGTTTTTATAGACTTGTAAAACATAATATACAGATAATTTGAAATTTACATATGTGCAATTAGTTTCAGTATCATACCAATTACTTGTTCTTATGTTTGTAAATAAACATTTATTTATTGTAAGAGCCCATCCAGTTTCTCTACTATGATCTGATATTATGCATTCTATATATTGATTTCCATTTACATTCCCACATGTTCCATTTGTAGTCAAATTAATCAAAGTACCTGATGATACTGTATAATTTGAAACAACTAGATATTGGTTAATATCATCACCAATTATTGTTTTAATGGTTGAGAATGATTCATTAATGACTCCTCTAAATACAATGTAACTTACACCACTTTTTTGGTTTGCTTTATAGACAGATTTAAAAGGAAATTCCCTTGTACCATCACCCGTCAAGTCATCGCCTATATATGTATGCACAAAAGCAGTATTAGCATTTGATATTGCAGTTGCTGAATCCGTGCCGTCAGGGTTTGGCAAAAATCGGGTTTTAAAAAAACTAGCCATATTATACGGTTTTAATTGTTAGTTGAAAATCACGGCATCGCCAATCACTTGAACTTTGGTTGATATAAAGCAGATAAATAGTTACGCTAAATACGTCAACCGTAACCGTGTAACTTTTTGGTCGTTTATATTCATCCAGAATATCAGGCTTTAACGTGTCGTTAATCAATGGGTTTACATTTTCATTGTACCATGCTTGAAATTCAGGCGTTTGCTTAGAAAGTAATTTGCTTTCATCAAAGTAGATTGTCGGGTTTATTTGTATCATAATTAGAATATTATTAAAGCGTTTGCGTTTGTTTCCCCAGCTAAAAGTACCACATCCAAATTAGTCATTTTTGCACCTGCCGGCAGTGACACACCTATTATGGTCGTTTTGTTATATACAGTTCCATTTATTGTTGCCGATATATCAGATGCGGTTGCACCAAGTACCACCGCCGAAACCACAAGGTTGCTTATCCACCCAAAATCCACCATTGGAACTACTCCCGAATTTACTCGAAACAATGCGACGTTGACAGGTACTGAAGTGCCTGGAGTGCCTGCATTTCCCTGCGCTCCGGTATCACCTTTCGGACCTTGTGTTCCTGTATCTCCTTTTGCACCTGTATTACCAACGGAACCAGTATCACCTTTATCACCCTTTGTACCATGTAAGGAAAGTTCCCATTGTGCTTCAGTAAGAATAGGATTGTCGGTTGTAGTATCCTTATAACTATCATATGCTGATTTGCCATCACCAACTACTACTTCCGGTTTTACCCGTTGTATAAACGCACCAACGACATACTCCATACGGTTTTCGTGAGCCTGATCGCCAGCTTCAGTATTTACTTCGATGGAAAAATTAAAAGACTTTTCATCCGGTCCTTTATCTCCACCTGCAAAAGCAGTTATATTAGAATTGTCATTGTTGTCTCCTCCTCTTTGCCCTGGCAAAGTGACTTTCAATGCAGGTATCTGAGTTTTATCAAGTGTTACAAAGCTTTTACCTCCTATATTTCCTATTGCACCGTAGTTTTTTGTCATTCCGGTAGCTACTGTTGGTGTTGCAAATGCAGCAGGATCATAACCAAGTGGCACTTTTCCGCGCATATCTTGAGTTTTACCGAAACCTTCTACAGTATCGCCATTGGCTAAATGCCAACTATCTGATAAACCAGACAATAAGCCAACAAAAAATATAATTGCTCCCATTGGAGCGTTGTAAATTTGTGCTTGTGGTATCGGGTTTTCGGGTTGTGCTTTTACGCCGGTATCGGTACTTCCAGTGAACCAATTTCCGTTGCTTCCTATGGTTGGGGTTATGCCATCATGACCATATAGTGAGTTTATCCAATCCGTTTCTGATAATACCGGAATATTAGAAGTAGTTGCTTTATAGATGTCGTAAGCTGAAGCCCCACCCATATTTCCAATAGTAACTCCGGTAATTAATTGCTCGCGGGTTACCCAGTATTCTTCACCGGTAGTTGGATCTTCCACCATACATCTAAACGCTGTAGGTATAGCATCATTCCAATGCGTAAAATCTTCCGAAAATCGTTTTTTATCGCCCATTTTTATTTAAACTAAAATATCAGCGTCGCCACTGGTTATGTTTTCAAGCGTTGTTTTTGTAAGTACCTGGTATGCACTTTCAACTTTCAGATCGCCATAATACGGATCTTTATCAATTAACTCTATATTCAATGTTACATTTACGGGTATACCAGCATTACTTACCACACCGGGCAATTCTGCAGTTACCTTTACTTCATACTCATCGCCATTGGCAATAAGAATTTTAGTATCGCTTAAAAGCATATCGATAATGAATAACCTATCGGATTCACTTCTGCAACCGGAATTGGCTGTGTAGATATTTGATATAGAAGGTCTATTTGCACGATCTACAAATTCATTTACTTGTGGATCCCATTTTGATACGGTAGTTGCTTCGGAAATAGTTGGAGAAAAAGATAATAAACCATATAAGGCTATTTGTTCCAACTCTCCCCACGAATTACGAAACTTAAGAAAGTATTCTGTTTGCTCCGTGGCTGCAATAATTACAACCGAAAATGAATAGCTTGTATCGGTAACGATATCGAATACCGAAACTAATTTATTTGTTGACCCGGCATATGATTCACGTAATGCTGCAAAATCGATATATAGAAGTGATTCATCCTGATCTAATAAATGATCGAAAGTAGCAACTGTATCGCCATCGGATTTAATATAGAATTTAAGTCCTTTGGCATAAAACCCAAAGGGTACAAGCTCATTTTCGGGAACTGCCAACACATCGTTATTGGTGCGGGTACTCAGTAGAAAGTTGGCAGTATTATCTTTTAATTTCCAAGTGAATATATTTGTATTCATTTTAGCTAATTTACGCTGAAGCAGTTTACTGATACCACCGCCGTAAATGCTTAGTGCCTGAGTTGAGTAATTGGTAAAGTTACCATCATCGTTATTCAGTTGAAATTCAAAAACAGATATACCGGATATGCTCTTTAATTCTTCAAAAATGCTTGCTATATCTATTTCGGCATACGTATCGAGTGTTGTGAATACAGAACCCTCATAAATAACCTGAATAAATGGATCTGCCTCGATGTATTTAATAATACGCCAACGTCGTGATACATTATCTCCGCAATATAATTTAGCGATAATAGGATTACCGGCTAAATTCAATTCAGATATTAATAAAGGTTGAGTAATTGCCATTAGCTATAAATTACTTTAGCGTATGAATTATTTCGAATAATTACACTTGCATTGAATAACTCCAAAAAGTTAGCTCTATCAGCACTGGGCTGAGTAATGAAACTTATGAAATTTGCCATAGTAAGTGTGTAATCATTTTTGAATGATCGGTAACTAACCAACGCACTTACCATATCCATAAACTGAGGAGCTGTGATTGCTATATTTTTATGCTGCTGTAAAATCATAATACAAATTTAGAATTTCAATAGGCATGGTTAAAGGACAAATATTACCGATCGACAAATAACCGGAGCGTTCTGAATTTAATATCCTGTACAGACTGAGTACCTAAAATTTGTTTTGATGTTTCAATCATTACCGGTTGACCTTGTAGTAATTTTGGTTTTTGTATGTCCATGCTTTCTAAAATAGAAGTCGGTATATTCATATTAGCCGAAAAAGGGATATTTGAATATTTTTTGAAATTGATATAAGCCTGGTAGTAACTTTGGAGCACCTGCTGTGGTTTTAAATCTCCATTGAATAACCGATTACATTGCCTAAAAAAAACGGTGTATGTGATACTATTTACAATTCGAGAAATAGATTTTAAATCATTTTGAGTTTCGGATAAAATAAGAGTAGTCATATTTTTGTCAGAATCAGTAGATGATACATTGTCGATTATTAATTCAGAGTTCTTATGGGTAATATCACTAATAGTTGGTGATGTCAGATTCCAATCAACAGAGATGTAAACTGTACTGCTCGTATTTATATGCATTGTTTCGGATATCGTTGACACCGGCACTGATGCAAATTCTATTTTTTCGGCAGAATCGGGTACGGTAGTAGCAGAGGATGCATCGGTAGTGTCAACAATGTAAACATCTACGAATTCAGTATCACCTTCTTTTGGTTTAGAAGCCAGATATTTAGTAAGATCTAAATCTGGTACTGCTGTAATGTTTTTCTGATATCTATAGAACTTTGATACTTTATGAATTTCATCAATCAAAAATTTACCTGAAAATATTTTTTCAAGTTCTGATATGAAGCTATTAATAGTCATATCAGGAACTAATTGTGAGTAGTTTAGAATACCACTACAAATGGCATCTGCTACATTATTTAAAATGACAATAGATTGATATTGAGTAATAACTTCCTCTAGTTCGGAAGTATCTACAGTGTAACCAAATTGCAAAAAAACAAATTCAAGAACATAACTCAGTCTAAGAAATGGAGTCATCCCATAACCAATAGGTAATGTAACAGGCGTTGTTACTCCAGACTGTTTTATGCGTTGTACAAATTCTCCCTGAAAAACATTCAATGTAATATTGTGTGAATCATCGAAATATAAAATTGAAAAAAGACCTGTATCAAAATTATTAAATATAAATAAGCCATCGTAAGTAAGATCGGTAAAAGCATCCTGATACCAGGTGAATGTTTGTGAAGTCGGAATTGGGAAAACATCGAAATTACTCGTAGAAAGATTATTTAAGTATTGATTTTTCAATAAATCAATTAAGTATTGTACATGAAAATCATCATTACTCCAGTCGGCATGTTTTATGACAGGCCAAGATAATGATGCTAATTTAGTATCGCCGTATTTACTTGAAAATTCAGCTTTACCAAAATAAAGCGTACAACTAATTCCATCTTCATCATTGGCATTATGGATCCCCATATTGCACCAACGGTATAACAGGCCATCGCTAACTAATACGTCCAAATCGGTCATCGGTTTATAGTAAGCATCCAATCTGTTACTATATCCTACCAGTTTAAGATTTACCGGATCAGGAGGCAATGTTATTGGTGCAGTTTGTTCACCTGCTGAACTCAGAAGTATATTATACTTTGTTAGTTCAGCTGCAAATCCGGTAGGAAGCACAAAGTCTATATTATCTTTCGAAATAATTCTCATGGTTATTCGGGTAAAAAAATGCTATCTACATTAATTATCAAATCAAGGCTATATTCGGCAGTTATGTCGGCCAGTTCATCCATATTTTTTTCGATAATAGGATTGAACCAATGTTCAGCCGATCGGTTACCGGTTCCCATTTTTCCAATACTAGTATCTGCTGTATGATGTTTTCTTCCATATTTATCGGTCCACTTGCTACCGGTGAGTCCTCCATAACCACGACCAGCACCCTGACTGCGATATACACCATGCCTGGCAAGTGTAAATCCAACTGACCTGGTTTCGAGTTTAAACTGTTTATCAAACCGAAGCTTAGTAGTAATTGAATCACTCAGTCTCGGAAATTCAGCAGATATCTGATCGCTTAACCGGTGACTGAAATGAGTCTCGGCACTGGCTTTTAATTGCAATTCTACTTTTTCAGCCCAGTTTTTTACTCCGTTGTTGAATTTGTTGAGAGCTTCAGTATCTTTTACGCGTAAGTATAGCGCAGTTTGATCCCCGGATAATGACTGAAAAGTGATGCGTGGACTGAAATTAGGAACCACGGTACTTGGAATGGTAATACCACCGGCACGACTAACTTTTAGAAGCTGCTTAAACGAATTGGCATTCATGCTGGTTTTAGCATCAATCCAGTCGGAAGTAGTGAAGTCCTCTAATTCTTTTCTCATAACCAATAATCGGAAATTATTTTATAATCGATACCGTGACTAAGTTCAAAACCCATAATTACACCGTATAGCGTTTCGCCAATAGGACCAATAGAAGCAATGGTAAATGAACTGAGGTCTAAGCCGATTAATCCATTCAGGTATTTACGGCTATCTTCGATCATTTTGGCTTGAATCTGTAGTGCGTTTTTTTCGCATAATTCCTGTACAGTTAGTATATTATCCGGATCATCTTTATCGGCTGGCTTAAGAATCATGAAAAAGTATTTTGGCTTTTTTATTAATGATTCTGCATCGTTATCTTCGAACGTAGAATCGCGACCATCAACGGCAACAAGTACCGGATAATTAATATCAGATAGGCGATTACTGATACTTTCGAGTGAATCGGAATTTGGAGCTTTATGAAAACTTTCGGCAGCTTTAGGCTGAAATAATTTCATGGTAGTAGTGAGGTTTAACCCATAGGTTAAGTGATTGTATTGTTCCATAATGTATCATTTTTTACACGATACAAAAAAAGCCACAATCAAGTGGCTTTTAAAGGACAGGGGGAAAATATATATTATAATAAAATAGATTATTACTTTGTATCAACTTTTAAAATATTCTTAATTTTTTGTTCAAATTCTAAAGCATCCGATACTATTTCGTTCATTATATTTTGTTTTCGAAGCAAATTCAAACATATATAATTTGAAATTTCTTTTTTATTACATTTTTTTGAACATATTTCCATCTCATAAATATCAAGTATGCGTGCTGTTAGAAACCAACTATCCGGATTTTTATCGCTGGAATGAACTACTATATAATTTCCAATGATATATTCAACTACTTTTCCATCAATTAGACGTTCTTCACCATTAATAATTACATGTTCCAGTTTTTCATTTGTATAATATTGTTCCATATATTATTCATTTTTATATCGATGCACAAATATATGAAAACAATTGAATATAAAAAAAAATTACCGCCGAACTTCACAGCCCAAGCGGTAATATCTAAACAATAATAAAATTAAACATATACAAAAAATGAAACAAATCAAGAATCAGGCGTATTTTTTTCTTCCAACTCAAGCATGTAGTCGAGTGAGTAAAGTATGTTATAAAGTTTATCCTGCTTATAAGCCCGTTTCTTTTCGGGATCGGCTTTAGCAATGTAATCGAGCAGTTTTTGTTGTCCATCATATGGATTACCGATAGCAGATCCATCGCTATCGGGGAAAATACGTGGAAATTTATCGGATATAAACCTACAGCTTCCTATCCAAAACCAAATGGTAAGAATAATTACTTCGGGTTTAATGCGCTTCATTCTATCAAGATTCAAATCTTCGGCACAGAACGTGGACTTATCCCGGCGAAACATACAACCAAGCCAGGCGTAAACGGCTTCAGGTTTTTTTTCCTTCATTACGTCGTATGTCTGAAGGTAAATATATTGATCGTAAATCAAATCCGTCATTGCGTTTTTAGGGCCGTACAATTTACGCCTTTTAATTTTCAACTCCGGATAATGGTTTATCGTTAGCCGGTTGTCCAGAAAACATCGGCCATTATCATCGGGTTGAGTAAACAGATAATCGAATGCCATAGACACGTTGGCTACTTGCTCGGCTGTAAATGCAAATACGTGATTATCGATTTTTATGCGATAATATCCTGCATTTTTCATTCTACGAGCACGAGCATTTAAACATATAAATAGCATCTTTACCTTTATTTCTTGCACCGGTATTTCGTTGGCAACAAGTTCGGATAAGCGGATAAGCTGAACGGTGGTCATTTCGTTCATACTTTCAGGTAATAGGTATTCGTATCGATCGACGTGGAGTGTTTTCATATTACTCGCCTTTTGGTGGAGTTGTAGTTACTTTGTTCGGAGAATTACAATCACTTCGGAATGGAGGAGGAGGAATACAGCCATAAGAATATGCACTGTCAGTTTTAACTCCGAATTCTTCTAAAGTATTTGCTAAAAAATATTCTTTTTGACTATTCGTTGAATCAGGATATGTTATATTAAAATCATTAAGCATTAGAATTATACTTTTGATATCAAGTTTACTTAATCGTTTTTTCCCAAACATAATATTTAAATTTTAGTGATTATAACTTAGTTCCCCTTTAGGGGTTATAGATCTTATCCAAACGAATTAAATATTTTTGATTCTGCCGAATTAAAGTCCATAGCCTCAGAAACGGATTCAATGCCAAATTCAACAGCGTATTTGTTCAATGTCTGTTTTATCTTAGTATAGAAATAATCGCCCTGTTCAGCAAAGTAATTGCCTTCATTTTGTATGTCGGCATACAATGGGCGAATAACCGGTTTATACTCGTTATTTGATGCTCCTGAACGATTGGTTTTACTTGCCTGGCTAGTGTGAATTTCGGCAGTTTTGCAGGCTACAAATCGGCGAATAGATCCGATTAGTTCTTTTTCTGCAGCAGATTGTTGAGTATCCAGTTTAGCGCGTAAACTGGTATCAAGTGTTTCGGTTAAAAGTTCAGTTATAAACCGCATTTCAATCATTGACATAATGGGCCGGAAGCTTTCGAATGTCAATCGACTATAATCAATGTCAACCAGTCCAATTTCCTGAAATTGTGTAGCTGATTGAATATAGTTACCACTGCGCAACGTATAATAACGGCTTTGAGTCCATTCTGGGAATTGATCTGCATGTAATTCCAGGTATTCGAGTACCTGATCTAAATATTGAAATCCACGACGCTCCAGGCTTTCTTCTACTTTACCTATTTTGGTATCGCTTGCAGCTCCATATTCACCGGCTTTCATAGCTACGGTAAAACCGCTATCGCTAATTCTGACTGATAATTCAGCATTCCCAACCCAAATGGCTAATGGTCCAAGCGCATATTGTGTAAGTGTAAGTAATTTAGTTGCACGATCTGGAATTGTGTCACCTTCTAATATTTCTACTAATTCAAACCCCAGGTAACGTACCAGGATAATATCACGTGCCTGCTGAAGAAATGGTTCAAAAACATCAATTTTAGTTGATACATTTATTTTGACTGTTTTATGCAGCTCGTCTATTGTTGATATAATTGCTTTCATAGGTTATACTTTTTGATTTCCAACAGATTTAATAGCTCCGGTTCCCTGGTCAACAGTAGTAAGCATGATATTTGGCACTACAAAATGAATATCAGGATCCCAACCGTTTATTTCTTTGACAATATAAAGTGGTAGTACAAGTAAATCGCGTATTGGCTTCATCATCGCTTGTTTAATAATGAATAGTTCGCGGGCTTCAGTACCGTTTATACTTCCTGAGTTACCGGAAGCACCGATAATTGATGGGTGAATTTCCATAGCGTAACAGATGGCATCAGTTACTTCCTGAGAGTCTTTAAGATATTCGCCCCCCGAAAGCTTATTATCAATAGGCTTGATAATAATATCCTGCGTTTCAAAACCTTTTATTTTGTCATAGTCAAACTCAGAAACGAAAGACTTACCGGCATTTTCTTCTCCGGACAGAAAGTCATTCATTTCTTTAAGAAATAATTTCCTTCTTGCTTTCTTTGCTTTAAAATCTGTATCAGGTATTCCTTCCGACTTAAATAGTTTCACCCAAAAATCCTTATGAATAGTTACGTGAAACTTCAATATCATTTGATTTTGAATCAATGCCTTTCTTAATTTAGGAATCGCACAGGCAAAGTCATATAGACCAGATTCGAATATAGCCCACCAATAAGGCTTACCGTTGTAGTACCGACCAGGTGTTGGCTGCATCAACTGTAACATATAGCTTACATCCTTTGGGACTAACTTTACCCCTTTTAAATTCATAGACTTACCACGCCTTACTTTAAGATCACGTATAGGTGTACGTCTATCGATTAATGTAGTAGCTTTTAAATCAGGTTGAGTACTCTCATGCCATTTCGTTGAATAACCGTGGTACTCAATCAATCCGGTAACATCATCTGCTTTCGATAATCGGCTATTAACCGACTCTATCGGATTTAACTGTACAATCTTACTTGTAGTCTTATTATCCCTGGCAAAGATAAACTCTGCATACGACTCAAAGAAAACAACTATATCATTCGCCCACTCCTGAGTAGCATTGTTGTAGTTATTATCCAATAAGAATTGGAATATCTCAGGTTGTTCGCTAGGTAATTGTTCAACAATCTTTATCTCTTTTGTTACAATATCACGTTCTTTCTTTACTACCATGATACCATCACCATACGCCATCTTAGAGTTGAACTGCACATTAGCACCAAGAGTAGAGTTAAGATATACTTTCTCCATTACCTCTACCGGTTGCTTATTGTTGGGACCACGCTTAACGAACTTTATAAGTTTTCCTTTCTTATTGATAGGTTCAAGATCATCCGTTCTGGTATTAGTATCTCCAACCATATCTCTTGAATCAGAGAATATAACTAATGCTTTACTTCCTTTTAGATAGGCTGTATTTTCGAAGTCAAACACTTCAGAGTTAGATTGTTTAGCCATTATATGTAAACTTTAAATTCATTGAACCTAGTTATAAGAATTTTACGAAATGATTTTGGATGTAATAGGTTGCCGTCTACGAATATATTTACTGTAGATCCTTTTGAGAAAATACTGCTGAATGTAGCACCTTTATAATTTACAAGTTCGCCATTCAACTTGGCATACTGGAAACTGAAAGGCTTTAGTTTTCCCTTTTCTTTTTGCTCCATTAGCTCCCATATCTTCGATTGTTTAATCAGTTTATCCATACCATTCCAAATTCATACATCAAAAATACTTGTATAAATAAGGTAGGTAAAGGACATTAAATGGTATCAGTTAATCAAAATATTCAAATTGTTTGTTAATTTTATTGATAATCAATAAATATGTTAACGTGTAGCATATTACAGAAAATAATTTCTTTGCCGGCAAGGTTCATTTTAGGGCGGTGCGTGGTTTTCACCAAAAAGAATGGAATTTTTTGCAGAGTCGGTGAATGTTTAAGTTTTGAAAGTCATATTTTTAGCTTATTTAAAAATGTATTTTCACTGGAAGAGTCTGTTTTTACTATTTAGCATTAAAAAGACTGACACTTGGCCATCCTTTTTAATCAATTAATCACCAATAAACATCGCTCCAAAGTATTCTCCATTTGGTTCTTTGTAGTAGAAGTTACAACCGATATAAAGAGTATCCCAGGCATCAGTTACGTGGGTTTTATATTCGTCAGGACTATCTGCAGTATCTGGAAGGTGTTCGGGTGATTTATCTTTCTCGAATCCAGTCTTACCTTGCTTAACGCCTGTTTGCTCCATGGCTATTTTTAAAAACTCGTTATGAATAAGATTGAATACCGGTGTAAGCATTTCCTGATCACCTTTGAGTGCTTTATCAATTTGTAAATGCTTCCAGGCGTGGCCGGCTGATTGGCCAATGTATTCGTCCGTAACGTTCCAGCGGTTTTTCTGAAGTACGCTTACAACAGTATCGCGATATGAATCGTTAGTTGTACCACTGGCCCAGGTAAATGTATGATCATAATAGAAAACGACTTCTTTCTTTATCAATGGGTTGTAATAATCACAAAACAGTTGGATAGCGTCCTGAAGTTTACCAGGTGTTTTAATGAAGAACGATTTAAGCGTTTTCATCTGGCGAGTATTGTGATCTACCTGACCAACGCAAACGGTAGAGATGGCTGCATTAGCATCACAACCAATGTAGAGCGGTTGGTTCATATCCAAATCACCATCGCCCAGACAACCGGAAGTAGTGAGCTTTTTCCAATTGGTTTTGTTACTTACTCCAATTAAATCGAGGTTTTGAATTCCACCTGAATCATTTGGCATATAGAAATGATCTTCGGTAAGTGCGGAGTAGAATCCATTCGGAACGCGGAACAGGCGTTCGTTCATAAATGCAGTACGCCAAATGAGTGCCGGAGAATCTCGGTACATTTGCCAAATAAAGTCTTTACCAACGACTTCTAGGTTATCAAATATATCGTACTCGGCATAGTAAACCGTGTATTCATGTTCTTTACCCGGCATTGGGTGCTTTGGTTTCTGGTAGCGACGTGCCAGGGCTAAATCGGTCTGCAGTTCTTTGATTACGCGACGTGTATAATCGTTTTGTTCAGGCTTCATTTTGAACTGTATCAACTTGTAATACAGGTTACGAATAAAGTTTATATGTTCGTCGTCCATTTCTTCGCGCTTATCGAGTATCCACTTACCCATTTTACTGGTAGGCATATCGGTGGAATATAGAACGCTATGGTGCCAAGGGCAATTACCAAAGTATTGTCGGTTACCACGGTTGGCAGGATTGACTTCCGATTTAATTTTATTGTAGTCCAGGAACTTTGCTTCGGGTCCAATTATCCAATCGAGTGACATGGAGTTGGCAGACATCCCACCAACGAAAGAAAGTACCACCATGATAGTACCGTTCCAAAAGTGGAAACAGTTTTGCCAGGCATCGCGTAACGGCATGCGCTTAGGTAGTGCGAAACCTTTATCGGCAGGTGCCCGACGGCCAACGAAGTAGTGAACGCCTTCGATATATCCCCAGCTGGCCAGCGCGTGGCAAATAGCCGGTAAGGTATTTCCCCAGGCTTTGGCGTAGGTTGGTGAAATGAGTGCTCCGGTAGATCCTGGCATTGCCCACACATTGCGGAGAATAAATCGCGCATCTATACCTTCGGACTTACCGGTACCGCGAGCTGCGATAATGTATTCGCCATGCGCGGAGATAGCCATGGCATTGCGCTGGGCTTTATTGAAGAACTTCTTTACCGGTTCGTCGTATGTATGGAGTGGGTTAAGGTTTGGTTGTGTGTACATTATTCTCCGATTACGGCCTCTTCAGCACCTTTATACATGTTTCCCTTGAACCGAGCACGGAAATTGCTGCGTTCGGTCTCTAAATCGGCTATTTCTTCCATTCCTTCGAGTACGGTTACATCGTCGGTAGGTTCGAAGCTAGGAGGCAGCATTTGTGAGTAGTCGAATGCGTCATCTTCTTTGTCGGCTCGGGTGTACTTACCAATCTTATCCATATTGGCAGCAATGCCGGAAGGATCACGATCGGTAACAGCAATTTCATATCCTTTTTTGCAACCCTCTACAATCATATAGCGATACCACGACTTTGCTGACAGCGATATATTTCCGACAATTTTTGTTATTCCTGCAATATCATTGTAGGCTTGTGCCTGAGATACCGGATTGAAAAGCATAGGCGTAACGGTTTCGGACTCGGCACCTTCATCATCTTTTTCGATTTGAGTAATAGATCCTCCATCCATCAGGAAGCGAACCAGGTCAGAGTTTTGCATGAGCGGGTTATCCATTTTCTTGGATACGCAAATGAGGATACGTTTTTTTACTTCCATATCCTTACTGGTAAGTTCTAGTCTACTTTCGTCGACCGACTTAAATAAGCTGAGTTCTATTTTTTCGTAAACAGAAAGTTGAGTTTTGGCCATGCGTGTAATTCGATTTTATAAAAATGGGCAATAACATTGCTGTATTGCCCATTTATTTTATATTAGAATATGGTTTATTCTTCGGTACCTTCTGTTGGTTTCTCAGGTTCCAATTCTGATTTGAGTTGTGACAACTCAATCTGATAGGCTTCGATACGTTTTGCGGCGTTCTGTTTGATTACTTCCTTATCGGTGGTATCAAAGGTAGCCTGAGAGTTTTTTAAGTTCTCTTCGAGCTTTAATACGCGACGGAGTTTTTGAGCACCGGCAATAAGCGGATCGGCATCGTAAGTAAGTTCTTTAGGTTGCTCAGCAACTTCGGTTTTCTTACCTTCGCTCCAGTCGTCAATCAGATCCCAGTTAGAACGACGTTCATCGTCAAAGTCGCAAAGTTGTTTTACCAACTTTTCACGCGTTTTGTAATGAATTTTTTCGACGGCTATTTCGGAATGTATCTTGGCCATAAGTGGCGTGATTTCGCGTACACGATCGTAAGCCTTACGGATATCATCCGGCATGTCTGCCAGTGGGATGATTTGAATACCGTGCTTAGCTTTCAATACTTCCAATTCAGTTTCCAGTTCACCTAACTTAGTTTCGTATTCAGAAACTTCATCCTGAGCAGTTTCCAAATCAGTTTCCAATTCGTCAATCTGATCGGAAAATTCTGAATTTTCAGCTAAAACTTCCTCGTTTTCAGATTTCAGCAATTCGATAGCAGTTTTCAATTTTTCAATTTCTTGCTTCTTTGCTTCGATTTGTTCCTGAGTATCAGCATCGGGACCTGTAACTTTGAATACAAGTTCGATATTTTCGAATGCTTTTGGGTTATGTTGCACAGCTTGTGCAATAGCCGTTACTTTATTGATAAGCATACTGAAATGAATATCATGCTGTTTCGGCTCTTCGGTCAGTTCACGGAAGTAGGCTTCGTACTTCTTTTTAATTTCGGGACCTGCTAGGGTAGAGAAAATAACTAAACCGTCGAAGTATCTCCCCGACGGTTTTTCTAGCCATTGTTTGATTAGTTCTAACATGGTTTGTATTTTATGCAGTTAGCAAAGCATCAATGTCTATAGCGGTAGCCAAATAAACAACCGGAGCTAATGAATCGGCAGTGAACGTGAATTTTATTCCACGACGATCTGCACGTTTTTGACCACCATCATATTCAGCCTTCAGGTTGCAAAGCAAACCAGGTTGACCAACTAAGATTTGTTTTCCGTCCATATCTTCCAATACCAGGTAACCTGGAGTATTGTTATATTTCCGGGCAAAAGCACCATATTCAACTTTACTTCCTGCACGGTAAAATTCACCAGTAGGCGCATAGCTCTGACCTTCCAATTCTCCCTGACTAGGAGCCGAATACTTTACAGTAGCATCAGTTGCATTAAAAACCGTTGGCTTTGTACCTGCTACTTTAGGCACGAAAGCACCGGCTGCCGTTACATAGTCTTCATTAGCAGCAATTACTTTTGGAAGTAAAGGAGCTGCTGAAAAATCATTATCAGGATACCATAACAGTCGGGATTTATAACCTCCCATATTATCAGCACCACCGAGACCTGTGATCACATCTAAATCTACAGCCATAATATTTTTTATTTAAAATTTAAAAAACTAGTTAGTTATATTAAAACCCGATAGCCGATTGGATATCGGGTTTTTCTATTTGTGAGGATTAATAGTCGCCTGACAAGTCAATGCGAGTATTTGTTTGCTCATTGGTACGGAATACTTTTTGGTGAACGTCACGGATACGAACTCCGTAAGCTGCTTCAAGCCAATATTGAACTACGTTAGGATCACGGTCGATATTACGAACCTGAACAAATTGTTCAGATTTAGAAGTATTGAACCCAAGATCCATGTTACCAACTTTTTGAAGAATCACTTTTGACCCAGAACCTAATGCTTCATCGGTATCAACCACTAATGATGGGCAGAAAGAGTCTTCGCGTAAAGATTCAATTACCTGAGCCAACGTTGGCATTGCAAATAATTTTACTTTATTACGATAAGCATCTCGTACATTTTTCAACGCTGAAAGTGGAATCAATAATTGAGGAAGACCACCAATAGTTGATATCAGGAACGGATTTGAAGTACCAATGAATTCTACAAGATTATCGTAGGCATCAGTATCATTCGTATCAACAGGAGCAGCAAATGCACCGGTAGTGGCTAAATTCTTTTCGCCAGCTGCAATATACCCTGCAGTTACTAATAAGTCTAATGCAGGGAAAAATCCTGTCATAGAAGTCATAGGAGTAAGAACTGCATTATCTCTCTCAGCATGGAACATTGAATAAGCCACATCCTCAGAGTGAGATTTTACAATACTTTGAAGAATAAGTTGTTCCTGAGGATGAACCTTAGTTTTCAAATCTAATTTAGTACCAGCCATTACAAGGACTTTACTGTCTTTATAATTTGTGATGTTTTCCTGAACTTCATACGCTACTAATTCAGGTTTCAATGAACTTTCGAAAAATTTTGCAATTTCTGTTTGAGCATTGAAAGCAGTACCAGGAGCATACGGAATAGTTCCACCGGCTTTACGGCGAATATTTACAATAACATGTTCGTTATCTACTTCCTGAATGTTGAGCTTTAACTTTGCAGCTACAGTATTCAACGCAACGAAAGGCAATACACGAAGAGTGCTATCGTAAGTCTTAGCGGCTTCACTTAAGCCAGCAATATTTAAAACTTTTGTCATTTTGAAAATTATTTTATTGGTTTATACTAATCCTTCTTTTTCCATTTGTGCCAAAATAGCTAAGGTGTTGCCTTTATTTTTATTTGCGAACTCAACAACCGTATCCGTTTCAACTGAACTTGCTTCAGCATCCGGTTTGGCAGTAGATACAGATTCAGCACCTGGCAATTCGCTAAGAGCTTCTACTTGCGAAGCTAATTCGTCGCGTTCGGTGGTCAACGAAGTAATTGTTCCGTTTAATTGCTCAACGGTTCCTTCGAGGTTAGTTACAGCGGATTGAAGAGCAGGATCTTCTACATCGCTCAATATAGCCGCTTCGATAACTTCGAGCGTTATATCTTCGGGTTTTAAATCATCGTTTTTTGCAACGACTGAATTTACAACCTTGTCGAAATTGTCTGCTTTTTCCTTAAGTACGGCGTAGGCAGAAGAGGATAAGATTTTAGTCATGGATTATGAATTAAAATAAGTAATAAAATTTTCGAATGTATCGATACCGTCAATAAGGCCAAGCTCTAAAGCCTGAGGTGCAAACCAGGTTTTACCTGTACCCCATACTTTGCGATCACCTTTTAATTTGTCACCACGGCTAGTTTCAACCAGTGAAAGGAAATTCTCGTTGTACACGTCGATAATAGCGCGTAATGCTTCCGGTTTACCATTCAAAGCATCAATGAACGGTTTATTTTTTTCGGTCGAAGCTGTGGCGTATATTTCGATAAGATTAATACCCATCATTTCCAACTGTTTGCGATAATCGATAATTGTTCCGTATGTTCCAATGGATCCAAATTCGCAAAGTGTACTATTGGCACATATATAGTCGCAACCTACAGCAATACCGTACATGGCAGAATCAGCACAATCATCGGCAAAGAATCCAACCGGCTTATTGCGTAAACTGATAGTTTCGGCCAATAAGCGCATGGCTAATCCTGAACCACCACCGCTATCGCCTTTAATGACGATGCATTTAATATTACTATTGGCATAACATTTCATTAATAGTTCGGAAATAGTTTTCATTCCAACCGGTCCGCATTCCTGATCGTACTTAGTAATAGCACCTACAATGCTGATAATAGCCATTGAATTTTCAGGAGCTTCGATTGGTAAAACATATTCGTCATCTTCAACATAGTATCCTTCATTTTTTATGACGGCTACTTTAATGGCATTTTGTGCAGATAGTTTTTTATTGTCGGAAGATGGTTGTGACTGTTGAATCACTTGTCTATCTCCTTTAAGAAAACTTACTACTAATGGTAAATGATTCAATGCAAAATCAGGATTGATCATCCAAATTCCATTTAATATATTGTGACGTGCGAGCATTGGCGTATAGTTTGAATAAAAAAAGGCAGTACTATTGCAAATTGTATTGCAATAGTACTGCCTTAATTAAATGGTTTAAAGGACTAGTTATTCATATAAAACGAGTTCGGGGTGTGACATTAGTCCCGAAATACTAAGTTTTGTACCTGAATATCCATTAGCAGCTCCTGGGTTTACGTTTTCGGTAATTACCTTGAGTGGGGTTTCTTTGTCGCCGGCAACGAGTACATCACCATTACCGGTAATATACTTGAGCAATATTTGTGGTCGAACAAGTTTTTGATACTCGTTGTAGCGCGATAATTTGAAGCGTGGGCAAAATATAGTACCAACTACTGAATAAATGGTTAAGCCATTCTCTGTGGTTGGCGTAACGGTAATTTCTATTTTACCAGGTGTTGCCGGAATTTCATTCCACGATTTTGCAGATTTATGAACTACAATTATTTTATCCGAAAATACGGCACAATTTTTTACATTTTCGGCCAATGAATATTCTGCCGATTGAAAGCCTCCTATATTATCCATAAATTTATTATTAAAAACGATTTAAACATCTTATAATCAAATACATTGCCTTTTTTATTCCATTTAATACCACTATAACAGACAAAAACCCGCACTAAATGCTTAGTAACTTTAACACATTTAACTAGCTTTTTTACTGCGTATATATTTTCGTTTTTCTCGTTTTTGTTTGTTGATTCTCCATCTATAAAAATTCTTCAAAAGAGCATCTTCTGTTATACTTTCAATTTTATATTTACAAATAAAATAATTAACTGTTATATCATAATTTTGCGAGTGATCTTCTTTCCAATAAAGTAATTCATCATGAAGATCTTTCCAAAATATTTTCTCAATTCTTTTTTCTATTGCCCGGCAAGATTTAGCTGAAAGAAATTTATAATACTCCAGGCATTTTCTAAATCCTTCGCTATCCGATTTTCTATTTGGAATTACAATTTCAAGATTATAATCATCGGTATCACAATCTATTTTACCTTTCTGAAGTAGATCATAAATTAAAACATGTAAATCGGTAAATGGTGGAAACTCTACAGGTTCGGAAAAATCAATACCCCAGCATCCTATGCAGTATTCCGCCAAATGTGGTTTTACTTTAATTTTCGTTGTGTTCATAATATATAGTTTTTTTTTTGCCGTAAATATATTTTTCAATATTTCTCGTCCAACCGTCCTACAGACATACAGACGTTTACTTTTATCTTACAAGTTACTAATTATTATATATATAACAAAATTATTATTATAAATAATTCGTCCTACAAACATGTTTTTTGACCTAAATTTGTAGGTTTTGAGGTAAAATCGACCTACAAACACTATTTACACCGACCTACACCGACCTACATATATAAACCCGATACCTACAGCGACCTACAAACCTACACGAATACAAATCAATGATTACTACCTATATATAATAATTTTTTATTGAAAAATAATATGTATATAGGTCGTTATGTCTGTAGGACGGGTTTTGATAAATATATTTTTCAATATTGATTAATTGTTTATCTCTTTAATCTTAGGGGGTGCGGGGGAAATGGAGGAAAAAAGGATTGAAACGAATTGGATCCGAAATGAATGTCTGAAGAGAAGAAAAGCCCAGGCTTTGCCCGGGCTTAAATTACTTTCGTCTCTGAAACGGATTTGAAAAATATTACCGCCGACTCTGTACACCAATCTACAGAATGAGCCGGCACGTTGTGCCAGCTCATTGGTAATTACTTCCGGATATGAAGTATGACTGCCGATAACAGTCAACATGTGCAACGGAATACGCTGCACATGTTTCCCCATTAGCAGCAACCGCAAAAAGTTTTTTGATAAGAAAGACAAGCGGTATGCTGCTAACACACACCTATGGTTAATGCCTTGTCTTTGCGCTCGTATTAAAGTGTTGATCATTTAGGCCATAATTAAATGTTTTTTATCCACGCTCTCGGCTTTTTCAAAGCCGTTAAGGAAAAGATCGCGTTTAAATGGTTCAATTCGTTTTTTGATTATTTCGCAGTATTTCGCTTCAATTTCAGAACCTAACCACTTTCTATTTGTAACAGTTGCAATTTTTGCCACCGTCCCGGAACCCATAAAGCAATCATAAATCAAATCACCTTCATTTGTCCAGCTTGTAACATGATCATACACTAATTTTTCAGGGAATATTGCCGGATGTTCAAATGCTATTGTATCATTTGTGCTTCCACCTCTGCCGGTAGAATATTCCCATATATTTTCTTTAATCTTGTATTCAAGTGTTTTTCTGTGCTCAGCTCCATTTTTTTTCCATACTTTACTTTCGTGCGGCCGCTCAGCCCATTTTTGGGAAATCCCGGAAGTTTTACATTTTACTTTTATTGGATTAAATGTTTTTGGTTTACCTTTAGAAAAAACGAACATGTATTCAAATGAATCTGCATATCTATGTTTTGCACCGGGCATGTAGTTTGTTTTTTTCCAAATCATTGTATCAAATAAATTCCAACCTGCAGCAATAAATGCTAATGCTTGTTTGAATGATGTCCCGGATTCTGAAAAGTTTTTTGTTTGATCAGCTACAACCCAAACACAAATACCACCAGGTTTAGTTACTCTTAAAAGCTCATTAATAATTAATTCTAAATCAAAGCTGCTGTTGTAATTCCGAAGTTGGTCATAAGGTGGAGAAGTTATTGTCAAATCAATTATTTCTCCCGGAAGATTGACTAATGTCAATTCGGCTTTTTCGTTATATATTTTATTTAATTCCATATTTTAAATTTAAGAAATCCACCCACAAAAAACATTTAATTATTCCATTTGCTCTCGTCCGAAGTTCATCGGTATTTATCGGCACTAAACCATAGCTGCAATATGTTATCGGCAATCCATATCGAAAAACGACTGTTTGAAGTTAATACGATCATGAATATCCAAACCTAAATACCAATCAATACCCCAGTCTATACAATACCACAATACTGAATCTTCAAGATAAACAATTCCATTTTTTGGGAATGTTTGGTGAAAATTAGCAAGGCCGGTAGCTAACACGGTATTAGCGTTATCGGCAATCATAGAATCACTTCCTGCAGTTCATCTGCAGGGATAGGTGTAACTTTCTCATAGAACTCAACAAATTGCTTATCATGAACCGTAATAAGTGATTTCATGGTTACAATACTACCGGATCCGGTTGCAAATTTTTTCAGGTGAATAAATTCTAGTGGCTTTCTCATGGCTTTACAATTTTTTTAAATTCATATACAAATACCCAAGGGTTAAGATCAAAGGATTCTTTACCGTTTATTTTATTCCATAAACTATAGAAAGAACCTTTAGCAGTTGCGCATGATCCATTTTCACCATTAAATTCATAATCAAAATATGCTTCGTCATCTTCTATAATTTTAATCCCTTCAGCTATTGCATCAGCTTCGGTAATATCGTGTAACCTTTCACAGGTTACTCCCGTTACTTCAAGCCAAATACGGGTATATTCTTTTCGCATGAATAAGGATGATTTCCATTTGAATTTTTCCGGATAAGCTGTATCAGCTTTATACATGATAATATCTTTTTGAAACTGATTTTGTCTCCATGTTTCTTTCACCCAAATATGATCACCAACCTGATAGCGCGGTTTGCAATAAGCCCAAGTATTCATTTTTTTTAGACGAAAATATATGTAACAGCGTGTATCATTATCATTTTCAGGGTGTGGTCCGTAGGCTATTTGTTCCCAATCATCCTGATTTTCATTCACTTTCTCTAATCCTTTTGTTCTCCTGGTCATTGTTTTTCGGTTCTCCAGTATGGCTTGCACCATGGGCGTGGAGAATAAAGCTGGTAGTTCTCTCATGGCTTAATCCTTATAAAAATTAAGTTCTTTCAAAATATCATCCACTGGAACTGCAATAGTTGTACTTACACGTTCAGTTTTGAACTGTTCAGGCATGGCTTCAAATGCTTCAGGGAATTCTTTTTCCAATCGCTTCACTGTTCCCATTGAAAGCACTGCATTATATATTCTTTTAATCAAGTATTCCTTTGATCTAATCAATTCTTTTTTTCTTTTCAATAACTCAACGAATTGATCATAATCTTTTTTTTGAAGGTCAACTATATTATCTCCATTTTTTACCGGGAAATAAGAATTTAAACTAATGTAATCAAAGTAATCACATTTATTCTCGTATGATACTCTGAAACAATTACTGGTTCTAAAATAATTTTCATATTTTTCATCTCGAAAAATAATTAATAGATCTTCTGGAACTTGTTGTTCAACTTTTAAACTGACGAATTCAATCAATTTATTTCGTGAATTTTCAATATTTTCATTCATCGAATCATTAGCCATTTGTTTTGCAGTTTCTTCAGCTGCTGTTTTTGTAATTTTCATTTTACTTTAAATTTAATTGTTTATATTGTTTTTTATTTATAATCTTATAGATTTCATTCCAATCCGGTAATTCTATTAATCCTTTATCGTCTACGTATATGTCTGCATAAACTTTTCGTGTGTCAAGTTTATACTTTTCTACATTTTCAGGATTGCTTTTATTTATTTGATGAAACTTTATATTCTTTTCAATTAGAAATTCTTCTGCATTAGCTCCATGAATTCCAGTTCTACAAGTCCAAATAATTATGTAATGTCCTTCCGTGTGAAGTTTATCAATTATTTCTTTTGCGTTTGGCTTAATTGGTCCTATTTCCGGATAGCAATCATCTACTATTGTTCCGTCAAAATCTATTGCTATTATCATGATATTGTTTTTTTTTAAAATGGTAAGTCATTGTCTACCGGTACTCCGGTTTCTTCTATTCGTTCAAAGTCGATATCCACAAGCCCTTTCAGAATGTTGTAATTGAACATGTATGCCGATGTGGTTTTAGTCTTGTCAATCATTCGCATACGAGCGTTCACATTGGTATTTACCGATTCACCATCGAGTGCAATTTCAGCTTCAACCGAAGATCCGGCATGTTCCGGAACACTCCATTTAAAGCGGGTAGCGTTGCAAAGGCCAATGAATGCCGGGTTACTGTTGAAATAAGCCGTAAGCGATTGCCGGCTAAGAGCTTCATTACTTCCTATTTCTTTCTGATAAAGGGAATAAACACCTTCGAAATCGATGTACAATACTTTGGTATCTGCAGCCAGTTCAACCACATCTTTCACCTTTCCGCTGAGCATACGTGTCACACTTCCTGGCACATTTATTTTTAGTTCACGGCCAATCTTTATCCGTTCATGAGTAATCAGCGTTGACATGGTTTGGAAGTAGGTAGAAAGTTTGTTTGTGCTCGATATCCGTTCTATCTGGCTGAATACTTTTTGCTGTGCAATGGGTAAAAATTCGGTGTATGTGAATGGCAACTGCATATGTGGAGCATGTTCCTCCAGTAACTTGCATGTAGCCGTCATCAGGGCACAAGCGTTGACAATACGCATTAATCCTTCTGTGTTCGATACGTTTACTTTTACCGATTCTTTGAGTTTTTTGGTTTCGTCGGATAAAATAGTGAGATAATGACGTTCGTATATTTCGCGAAGCTCAAGCACCTGCAGGAGAATGTTTGAAAGACCTGATTTCTCATTATTTTTCAATTCTTCAAATATGGCACTCTCCTCTTCGGTGAAGTCACGCGACGGAACATCGCAAATAATACAGCGATTGGCCAGCGATCCATCATCCTTTTGCGGAGCCTCTTGGCCGAGCAGAATAAGTGATGCGTTTATTTCGGAACTGTCCATGGTCTTACTGGCAGCATCAGCCACTTTTATACGCCCTTGTCCGTCCAATGTGGCTGCCTTCAGTGCCTGGAATATCATAGGGTTAATTGTGTTGTCGTTGTATTCTTCCATCACGATCGGCAAATTTCTCAAGCTTTCGATAAACATGAAAAAAGCTGCCGGTGTACCGGTGTTCAGGTTGAATGCTGCCGACTTATAATCCATATACAGGTTACGGATCGATTCTGCAATTTTGGACTTACCGGAGCTTGTAGGACCGATAAAAAACGGTGCGGTGAACTCGCCACGGCTTTCGAAAATAAAGTCACGAAAACCGCATGTAATTGCGTAAAGGATTGCCCACTTTCCGTTGTCGTTCACTGTATAAACACTATCCATTAGCTCAGCCCACTTCTTAAATGAAAGCTGCTTATCTTCGTTTATTTCCTTGTACATGAAGTTACGTGCCAGTTTGTACCGGTTCTTATCGCTGTCGTTTTTCCTATCCAGGTGAATTTTGGAAAATGCCGGCAGGTAATAGTTTGTATCGTCATGCGTAACTACTCCAAGATCATCCACATAATCAATCTGATATTTGCCGGCTACCTTGTGAAATATAGCATTCCCAAATACAAAAAAACCGTCGTTGTGTTGGCCGAGTATTCCGGTAGGATAGCATTTAGTAAAACCGTAACTCATATTCATCCAAATGCGCTTGTATTGATCTACCGTCCCGAAATAATTGTAAGGACCTACATTCACCAATTTTTCGTGAACCTTTGGCAATACGGCAAATATGCCGGATTTCCACTCTACATATTTATCCATGCGTTTGTCCATGTGGCAAAGCTGAATTACACGCTTATTGTTGGCATCGTCGTTACTTTCATCGAAAATATGAAGTAATGGTTTAATGTAGAAATCAGATACCGGAGAATGACTGCTACCGCCATTTTGGTTTTTGAACATATACGTGAAGTACCGGCCATCTTTGTCGGCCAATGGATAAAATCCCCATTTGTTGTAGTTATTCCAAAGCACTTTATCTTTTTCCACATAATCCGGAATAATTTCTGAATCGATTGTCTGGCCAAGTTCACTCATTCGCTGATTGTCGATCATGGCTTTATCTTTCTTTTTAGCCAGGAACGGTTTCATTACTTTTTCGAATGCTGTAGCTTTCATGTTCAGCTTTTTAGCGTAAACATCCTGAATAACTACTCTAACAGTTGCATCCAACTGAGATATTACTTCGGCACACTTGCCTATTACTTCAGCTATTTTAGTACTATCGGTTATTCTGTCTTCCGAACTTGAAGCATTCAGTAACTCACTATACATTTCAATGTAAAAATCGCTGAAACTCATTAGTGTGTCACTGTTATCAACCAATATTTCAAAGCCGTTTTTATGCATATTTTTCAATAATAGCAATGGCTTTGGCTCTCCTGATTCTGTAGGTTTCAGCTCTTTGAATACTGCTGTAGTGATTCTGCTGGTTACCGGTATTAATGCTTGTAAATCGGTTAATGTAGGATTACCAACCGCTAAAATGGTTGGATTTTCGGAGAATGATTCAATAAATTTTTTCTGATCAAATACCAACCAGCAATCGGATTCTTCATCCTCTTCGAGCAATTCGGTTGCTTCTTCCATGCCATAGAAACCATGTTTCCAGTTTTCTATTTTAAGTTCCTTAGTTGGCTTAGCTTTTTCTTTCAGTAGATTTAACTGAACGTTAAATGTATTTGATACACTTATTAAATATTTTTCTCTAAGACTTTTACTTGGGACTACTGCAATACATTCGCAAATCTGATCAAGAAGTTGCTCGCTTTCGAAGTCGGAAGCTTTTGCCACTTTCTTGGCTTCAAAGAAATATTCAATAAACGAAAGTTCTCTGTTTTTCAGCAAAATGGATAAATCCTGATTTACTGAAGCTTTTGCAAAATCGTCAGGATCCTGTCCCTCCGGAAGCATGATGGCCCGAACGTCGAATCCGTGCGCCAGGAATGTTTTGGCGTTGGCAATGCTTGCTTTGAGTCCGGCAGTGTCCGGATCATAAATTCCAACTACGGTATTGGTGAATCGTTTTAATAACCGTGCCTGAGCATCGGTGAGAGCCGTTCCTGATCCGGCTATGATGTTTTTTACTCCACGTTGATAAATGGAAGCCACATCAAACTGACCTTCCACCAGGTAAGCTTTATTTTGTTTCGAAATGGCTTCTTTAGCCTGGAATAATCCAAACAATACATTGCCTTTATTGAACACCAATGTATTAGGCGTATTCAGGTATTTAGCGTATTTTGTATCGTTTTCGGTAATGCGTCCGGTAAAACCGATCGGCCGGCCGTGCAGATCCAAATACGGAAATGTAATGCGTTGGCGAAAGGTATCGTATTGAAATTTCTTTTCTTCCGATATCCCGGTCATTCCTGCAGCCAGCAATAAATCGAAACTATAACCACGTTTTGGAAATTCGCGGGTAATTTGATTATCTGTTTGAGCATACCCAATCCGGAATAGTTCAATGGTTTCGTCAGTGAGCTGGCGGTTTACTTTTACGTATTCCGATGCAGATTCAAAGGCTTTCAGGTTTTCGGTAAATTGGGTCTGACTTTCCTGCAGTACGATAAAAACAGATTCTCGCTGTTTTTGTCGTGCTATTTCCTCAGCGGTCATACTCACTTCCGGCAGTTCAATATGGCAATCTTTTGCCAGACTTTTCACGGCATCAATAAATGAGATCCGTTCTATCTCTTTTACAAAATTGATTACATCACCGGTGGCGCCACAGGCAAAGCAAGTATAAATGTTTTTTTGAGGTGAAACGGTAAGCGATGGAGCAGTATCGGCATGAAACGGACATATACCAACGTAATTGCGACCGTGTTTTGTGAGTTTCAACGATTTACCGATAACTTGTACGATATCGGCTTTATCTTTGATTTTTGAAATTATATCGGGTGAAATTTGGCTCATGTGATTTTTAGGTTTCAATAAAGTTCAAGTTGTCGGGCCTCGTAGATTCCCTCCAATGTCACTTCTAAATATGCGGCAATACGTTTTAATTCTTCCTCAGTAATTTGCTCTGTACCTTTGTAAATGCTCCAGTAGCGTTTTTGTCCAACCTTTACCTCGTCAAAAAATGAACGTGTAGGCGTAAAACAGGCAATATCTTTGAACTTTTTTTGTAGCAGTTGGATAAGAAGGTTCTTTTTCTGCAGCAATCGCGGATCATTTCGGTGACGGTGTAGGAAAAGATTAAGAGCAACTTCGGAACGTCCAATATCCTTAGCAATTTGCGGGAGTGGTTTTTCATGAACGTATTTGAAAACATATCTAATTTGAGGTTTGGACCAATGTTTCATAGGTTATTTTATTTTGTTTAAGGAGTTTGATTGAAGCGGTTATTTTATCGTTGTCAAATTGTCTTTTTACTTCAGTATATGAGCGATTAAATTGGTAACAACAATTTGATTCTGAAACATAGTAGCATGAAATTTTGATGTAAAATTCAGTATTTGATTCATTCACGGTTGGAATTTTCATCGATTCACCTACTTTCAGCGTATCTAGTAGATCGTAAACTTTTTTTGCAAAAATCCAAAATTTCAATTCACCCATTTCGGCAATTGTTTTATCTATCCATGTGGGATCAGTGAGTGACTGCAGGCAATATTTTTTTAGATCCATAGCTATTTTTTGTTTTTTAAGTTTGATTTTAAATAGATATCCTTTTCTTTCTTCAGTAAAACTCTCAGGTTTCTGGTTGACCGAATAGCCATATATACCAGGAATAAACCGACGGACAGTTTCAAAATGCTAATAAGAATACTCATAGGGCGATGCTGTTATTGCGTAAATACAAATGAGGAAAAACGTTACAAAAAACAAAACCATAAATAGTATTTTCAAAATATCTGAGTAATTATGTTTCATAAGAACCTATATTTTAGTAAAATGAATAATTAAACAGACAACTACAAAGGATACAACAGCCCATGTAAAAGCGTTTGCACGTTGTTCATCGCGCCAGTCGTTCAGGCGTTTTCGTTCGTTATTAAATTGGTGGTGATTTTTCATATTTAGAATTTTATAAAATAATTTTCAAACTCATTTTTAATATCAGATTCAAGTTCTGACATATCAAAATCACGAGCAAGTAGAAAAGAAAATTGACCTTTATTTTTTCCATTAGCCTGAGCACCGGTTAGCATTTTTACTCCAGGTAATGCACAGATATTATTTTTGGCAAAAGCAATGTGATCATAAGGATTAAAGTTTACCTCTATATGTAATAAGTTTGTTTTGAACATATTGATAAACTTACATACAATTTGTTCTCCTGTTGGCAATTGATTGGTCATTAATCCTGTTGTCATTTTTCTATAATTATATAGTTGATTTGTCCGCATTTGCAAATCCAAAATTCAGCTCCTTTGTAAAAATCAGAAGGTGGATTAATCACCTTTGTTTCACACTTTTTGCAATAAAATAATCCTTTGGCCACTGCATATCCAACATGAAGATCAGCTTCGGGATATCCCTGGCGAATCATTGTTGTTTTCAGTTTATTCATTGCAGGGAAAGAGCCATCTTCATGGCGTTTATTGCGAAGAAATAAACGAGCTTGAGTCATAATTATCTACTTTTGAGTGAATAATATTAAACTCCGTTCCGGCTTTTACACCGTTTCATCTTCCTTCCGGAACGGAGTGGTTTGTGCGGTTAATACCCTATTTTCTTGCGATTTCGGATAACGGCAACAAACTATGTTGAGTTGAGAGGTTTTAGTGGGAGTTTATTTTAGTTCGCATTCGTACCAATAGCGAACCATGTCGGCCGTATTTTCGGATCCTGTTTTTTTCAGGATATTGTTCCGGTGAGTATGGACAGTATTTACACTGATATATAACCGGTCCGCAATGGCCACATTATCCAGTCCTTCTTTGATCAACCGGAGAATATCTATTTCACGAGGAGATAATTCTGTATTTATAGGGGAATTGCAGATATATCCGTATTCAGAACATTCGCCCATTCGGGGGCATGGAATATATTCTGTATTGAAATTTCCATTTTCATCAACGTCGGCCTGGTTGTCCAACATAGAAAAATTACATTTGATAAACCCACGAACAATCAAAAATTCAAAATAGATAGTATTTTCTTTGCTTTTTGCGTAACGTTTCTCCAGGGCAGTAAAAGCAATAGAGCGTTTACTAATGATCAGTTCGATAAACAGGTTTATAAATTCCCTGTTTGTTGGTTCCAACGTAAAAACATTTTCACCTTTAAACCTTACCTCCACTTCACCATCCGGGCGAATATTAAATTCAATGTTTTTGAGTTCCATTATCTGAAATTTATATTGGTTAATGTTTCTAATTTTTCAAAATCATATTCACTCCAACTATTGTTATTGTATTTATTATAAAATGTTGGATATGACATGTATTTCGGAACAAAGAAATTCCGTATTTCAATTCGTTTTTCATCACTTTCCAGATTATCGTAATAGTCTTTAAAGGTGATTTCATCAATATTTTCGTTATTTTCGTCCATCAGTTCAATTATTAGTCTTATATTTATACTGCAAATGTAAAGTATAATTCTTATACGAGAACTATTATTCGCAATAAAAAACGTATTATAATTCTTATTTATAATCATTCAATTTTATTAAAATGTTTATACATCACAAAATAAGGACTTTAATAAGCGATTTGCAATTAGAGCAAAAAAAAATACGTGTGCAGGATATTGCAGATTCAATTGGAATTGCAAAGAAATCACTTGAAAATTATAGGGATGGATCATCATACCCAACGGTAGAAGTACTCGAAAGAATAGCCATTTACTTCGGGAAAGACATGAATTATTTTTTCGACAGTATGCCAAAAGGATTAGAAATTGGACATCAAGTTGTCTCTAGTCCGGTAGAAGTCTATGAACCGCCATCAGACTTAGCCAAATGCTATAAAATTATGTTTGAACAACAGAAAGAGATAACTGAGTTAACCAGAGAGGTTGAACATTTAAAAAACGGACATGCGCCAATGAATGGTGCTCAAGCAGGATAATCAAATATATTTACTTTTATAGAAATACTGCAGGAATATTAATTGTATATAACTTACTAGATATTATAGGTTTATACTAAATACACGATTAACCACGAATACACGATTAAACACGAACTACACGAATATAATAATGCTCATACAAACCTATTTAAGATAGGTTAGGAGTTTCCCTCCAGCTCCACAGATTGGTTTAGCCAAAAAGCGACGCCTAAAAGACAAACCCTACAAAATCAACGTTTTGTAGGGTTTTTTCATCTTCCTACCTTGTATTTTTGTTGTTATAAAAGACAAAATTTAGCCATAAATAGACAGACTTTTCGGACTAAATCGTGACCTTTTTTGAAATTCAAAAATAGGTCACAGAAAGTCCTTTTTTGGCATACATTTGTCGTCTATT